CATCATCCTTAACTCCTGGAATGATGGCACATAGTCTTGTTGCAATCATTAAAGTTTCACGAACTATGGGTATGATGGTCTGGATAAGACCTAGGATACCTGCAATGTTCTTTGGTAATAACTTAGCTAAAAACTTCTTCACTTTACTCACCTCCTTCTATCTTGGTGTTACATAACTTGGAACTCCAACTTCAGTCCAATCACTACCCTCTTCATCTACATCACTCCACCCACTACTCTCTTCTGTAACTGCTGTGAAAGGGGTGGTTTGTACATCTACAAGTGTCCACTTCCATATTGTTATACTACAAACTAGGTCAGCAGATGTTCCAATTAAGATGACAACCCTTGAAACTATATTAGCTGTAGTTGGTATTAGGACAGTTACCCTGCAAACTAGGTTGGGGGCAGTCGCTATAGTTGGAACGGTGATTTGACAAAGTAAGCTGCTGCTACTATATACAAGGACTGATATTCTACAAACTAAGTTGGAACCTACAGATAGTGGTACTGCAGAAATACTGCAAACTAAATTGGTGCTTCCAACTACCACACCACTAAATCGACAAATTAGATTAGACGTGGCAGGAACTAAGGATGTGATACGGCACACCAAGTTTTTAGTTGCTGCTATAGTTGGAATGGTAACGCTGCAAACTAAGTTGCTGGTACTAGATATGACTGTAGATATTCTACAAACTAGATTAGCTGTCGCTGGAACAACAGTCGATATCTGGCACACCAAATTACTAGTCGAAGGAATTAGAGAAGTTACTCTCGACACTACATTAGATGATGATGTGATTAGAGAAGTTATTCGGCAAACTAAATTAGATGTTGCAGGCACCAACCCTATAACTCTACACACTAAGTTAGTTGATGCAGGAATGAAAGTTGCAGTGACTTGGCAGGGTAGATTAGAAGTCGTGGCAATTAAAGTGGTTATTTGACATACTAAGTTACTAGTTGCAGGGATTAGAGAAGTTACTCTTGAAACTACATTGTTAGTTGCAGACACTGAGGAAGTCACGCGTGACACTAAATTTATGGATGCAGGTATTAGAGAGGTTACTTGACAAACCAAGTTAGTGGAGCCACTTACGACAGTTGATATGCTGCAAACTAAATTAGTTGATGCTGGGATATAAGTTGCGGTAACCCTACAAACTAGATTAGTGGAGCCAGCGACAACTGCTATTGGAGTAGTTATTCTACAAGGTAGACTAGATGTAGATGGAATCAGAGAGGTTACTCTCGACACCAAATTCGTAGTCCCTATAACTAATACAGTAAGTCTTGACATAGTTTAACCTCAGAAATTTGAAGTCCCCTCAATTAGGGCTGTTACACTAGAAACCAAATTCTTCTCGGTAATCTCATCCCAGAAAGTAGCTGGGTCAGCTAACCCTATATTTGCATCATCTGCTGCTAACCCAAAGCTCGAAAATACGCGCTTCTTTTTACCATTTAACTCTACAATCAGTCCTTCCCCATTATGGATATAACAACCCCTATAAATCTCATTATCATTCCACTCCCCAGACGAGCCTATAGTTTCAACTACGCTACCATTTGCCCAACTCTCCTTGTCTGTGCAAGTATATTCCCACATCTGAGCTTTATCACCACTTTGAAGTCTCCTTAAACAAAGCATGTAGTAAGTACCAGCACCATCATAAGTAATATCAAAATGTCCTGCTCCATACCAATAAGAACCATCTTTTGCAGGAGCAAAAACAGGATTATTTCCACTCCGAGCAAAATTCTCTATATCATTAGTCGTATTATTCCAAGTAAATGTAGCATATCCCAACTGCCCTACATTGTTATCATGTCCTCCATCATTTTCATCAGCAGCAGCCCCTGTTATCTCGCCATAGAACAGAGTAAAAATACCATCCTCATAAATTAAAGATGGATAAATGACGCTACTGCCTCTTGCCCCTTGTTCCCATGATTCCCCATTATCATCTTCACCTGATAAAATTATGGGGTTGGTATTACTATTTATCACCGTCCCATCATATTCCGTCCAAGTCTTCCCATCAGTTGAATATGCAAGACCAAGAAACTTCTTATAAGGTTCTGAGTCATCCTCTGCGGCGAACGCCATAAACCACTTTTTATAAGCATCGACATATAAAATATCTGGGTCATCATTATGCTCATAAGAGGTATCTACAACAGGATTTGTTATTCCCACCTCTGTCCAAGCACAAGCATCAACACTTCTATATATACGAGGAAGTTCATTTGCAGCTGGAGGATAAGGAGTGTTAACCATCCAATACCTAAATCCATCTTGTGCAGTGGGAAGTCTAATAACATCTGGATGGAGTACACTTCCAGTGTAGACGTGATAGGGAGAAAAGTACCAAGTATAATCACCCTCCATTCCTCTACGAATTATTCTAGCACACGCCTCATCAGATAAATGCTCATCAAACACGGTCGCTAATGCAATATGACCGTCGAAATGGTCACTGGCTCCTCCAGAACCATCTGCACCTAGCCACCCCAAATAAACTTTTTCCGTATTAGAGGGAATAGCGCCAGCATTATTTGTTATAGCTACCTTGGATTTATCTAGGCGCATCTCAAAATCATTACCAGTTCTCCTCAATATAAGAGCATGCCATGCTCCAGTGCTAGGCTTAAGACCAGTCTCCCACTTCTCCGCACCTTCATTGCCCCACCAAAAAGTAAGACCTTCTGTACCGTCCACGGGGTTCTGATAAAATATCTGCCACGCCATACCCGCATAAGTATCTCTTTTACTTATAAGTCCATTATATTCACCAGCACTTGTATCCCAAGAATCTGGTTTAAATACTAATATGATTGTAAAATCACCAGTGAGGTCAGTTACATCGCCACACTCAATATAGTCATCAACCCCATCAAAGTCAACTGAACTGTTAGTATAACCCCTCGGAACATCGTCTGACCAAAGAGGTTCACCAACTGTCTTAAATGTTCCAGTAAAAGAATTCTGAGAAGAATCAGCTACAGTACCTCCAGACCCTTCCTTAAATAACCAAGAGGCTCGACAGTCTTTATGTGGAGTATAATCATTCACATAAACTTCCACTCTTGAAACCAAATTAGAAGTTGCTGCAGCTATTACATCTATTCTACAAACTAAATTAGTAGAATCTGTAAGAGCAGATGCAATAAATCCCATATAACTCATATATGAAACATCCAAATCTGGACTACTTACCGGAACAACCTCTGTATCAAGAAGGTCATCATTAGCAATTGACACATCTGCTGAAGCATTGCCAGTAGTAGCTGAATCAGAAATGGTGACAGATAACTCTGGGCTTGCATCTCCCCCATCTTTTCTTAGAGTAAACACAAAACTATCATTAGTACTTGGTGCCTTTTGCAATACTACATATATATTTTTTATGGTGCAAGTCTGCCCTAATTGATAACGGTCAGCTTCTGTTGTAGTCCAAACCATTGAACCAGCACCACAAATGTAATTAAATTCAGTATTTGTAGCATTAAGCCAATTATTCATCGAAGCTGGAATAATAAATTGCCCATCCGTATCTGCCAAAAATGTAAGACCAACCCTAAATCTAGTTGTTGTTTTAGGAGTACCAGATGGTGTGGTTTGTATACATATTGTATCCCCAGCAGATACTGTAAAACTATGAGAAGTATCATTAGCAGATGTTTCTAAATTAGAAATTGTACAAGTTACAGCAGGGCTTGAATCCCCTCCACTATCACGAACAAGATATGTCATACTATTTCCATCGCCTGGCGCATCTTCTACTGACACATATAGATTTTTAACAGTTCCACTTGTCGGGAATACCATCTGAACATCAAATTCTACCTCAGCAGCATTCTCTTCAAAGCCAAAAACTGGAAAATAACTACTTACAGATTGACTTGGGGCATATGTTGCTCCACTTAAAAGACTCTCTTTAGCTGTGCTACCATCAAATTTAAAAGTCCAACGTACACTACTATAAGATGGAGAACTTGAAGGAACGACCTCTAAACACAAAAGGTCACCAGCCGAAACAGCTACAACATCAGAATCACTCCCTGACGTATCTGTATCAGAAATAGTGAAACTTAAATCTGTTGCAACCCCATTCTTATTCATAGTAAAAGTTACACTATTCCCTGCCCCTGGAGCATCATCAAGAACAATCCTTAAATCGGATATATTACCTGCTGATGCTATAACGACTTGAGACTTTTCTTCAGTATCAGGCCAATATGGGTGGTTTGGACCACCAAATGGAGTCATATATCTGGTTTCTGTGTTACTACCATAATTTTGGCCTAAACCACCAAATATAACTTGTTCTGACATTATCTGATTACCCCTCTTGCAACCATATACCTAACAAACTTCTTTAGAAACACTTTCAATTGGACTAAATTCTCAATACTATCAATCTTATTATTTACTTGGTCCAATTTAATATTAGTAAACTCATGACCATCTAACTCTAAATCTCTTGCATCAGCTTCAACTTTAGCTGCCGCATTTGCTATTGCCAAAGTAGACATGATAGTATCAATCTGGTTCTTAACATTGGTAGTAGTTAATATAGAAGTAATATCTTGACTTGGATTATCTACTGTAACATTAGGGTCTTTACCATAAATCTTATCATATGTTACCCCTTGTGCGTGCAATACCATCACTGCAGCCGCTTGAAGTAAATTCTTCTCTTTCTGTGCCCACTTAGTAGTATCTATTGTAATAGATTGATTATTCATCTAGCATCTCCCCAAACTCCTTATAATTTTTTCCACTTCCCACCTTTCCTACTCTCCACCGTCAACTTCACATCCCCACTCTTCTCGTCAACTTGCATCTTCACCGCCATATCACCAGTCACCAATCCAATCACCCTCTCACATATCCCTTGAGGCATTGGACCACTCCCTGTTATAGCACGTTTAAGTTGGATAAACTTAACATTCCTCCCATCTGCTGTGACTGTATAATATTTGCCATTACGATAAAGTTGAAGAGAGGTAATGTTGTGAGCCGGCACATCACTCCAGTCCACTCCATCACTTTCTTTCAGTGTTCTGCCATCTCTCAAATGTACGATAAACACTTCATTACCTCCTTCGTTGGTAAGTTCAATTATTGAAATTACTAATCTTTAAGTGTAAGAGTATTTAAGTTGATACCCCCACGCTGTGTGCGCTCCATCACCAGCCGCACTATTAACCTGCACCGCTAAATAGATGTATTCACCATATGCTGCACTAACAGCCGCATAACTATATGCACTCCCAGTCGATTCAGGTGATTCAGTACCCCAAGTTGCTGATGCAGTAAGGCCACTAGGCTTGACGTATGCGCCAGTAACAGTCATTCTATGAACGAAACTTCCACCCGTCCCCATCGCTACCGATGCAGATGATCTAGACCCAGCCACATCATATAGCCATATCTTACAACTTTGAATACTGTTAGTCGCCACCTTTGGTGAAACACATTGAACTACTGACCAAGCATTAGCGGTAACCGTCCCAAAACTGAGAGATGCGATTGATGCGTAAGAAGGACCAGTTGTTGTTGCAGTTAACTCTCTCCAAGTTATTGTAGGTGCTGCCATTTATTTCACCCCCTTTCCTGTCATCATTTTATACACATCACCGTGTTCTTTTTTGAACTTCGGTAATAGTAAAATTTCTGCCATACCATCCTTATACCTATCATTATAAGCCTTCTCTATCCTCTCTCTCACTGCCACAATTTCTTTCTTGCACCAAATATCTATCGACCTTTGTAAGGTTTTAATCTTTATCCCCTTAAACTTCAATATTCCACCCTCCGTTGCATTCACTAACCTAGTTGACATAAACCTCGAGTTGTCACGGAGCCATCCCCAAAACATCAACAACGTCTGATGAGTTAGGACTAGTTTACCATGTATGTCGGGAAATAACATACAATTACCCTTAAACTTAGACCCTTTCTGATAGTTAACTTTGTACTCCTCAACTCCATCGGCATATACCTTCTCAGTTGACTCCCAGCATAAATCTTGTCCAATGAAAATAATGGGGTCACACCACATAGCAGCCGCAAAGCAAAAAGCTCCCCCACTTGACAGTATAGCTGCAGGCAACGCTCCCCTCCTACCAAGGTGGTAAGGTGCCCTCTCAAATATCTCATTCTTATCATCCTTTAGGTTATATACAGCTAAATGTGTTGGGTCTACCGTCCTAAATATAGATGGGTGAACTACCGGTGGAACAATAGTATAGAACTTAGTGGTATCAATAGGCTTCCCATCAATGAAGAAGTTCTTCTTCTGTTTAGGTGTTGGGTCAACCATAACCACAAAGTCCGGATATACGTCATACTTCTTAACCAACACGGGTAGTGCCGCATCACAAGCGACGATAATAAAGTTTGAGCGATATTTCTTAAGTAGATGTCCATTCTTATCCAGAGATGGCCCTGCCCCCACAACGATTGCAGGGACACCTTTAAATAGTTTATCAAACCCTGTAATCCCCGGATAATTACTCGACTGTATAGTCGGCATATTCCATAAGAAGTTCGATAACTGCGACTTAAATAACTCATCCCTACAGCTATCATTATACGATTCTCTTTGTGCATCCAAATTCCTTTTGTCATAATACTCTCCAGCACTTAACATTTTCGCCATAAATACACCTCTCCTTCATTTGACGACCTCACAAGGTCCGTCGCGACCCGCCTTAACCTGTATTTCTTCCACTTCTCATCCCACCACGATACAGGTTTAACAGTTTCATGTAGTTCCAACTCCGGACACATACGAGCTGGGACAGTAGCTACCGTTACAAATATATATTTCTTACTAACCCTAATAAGCTCTTTAATAGATATATCTATATCTTCTTCAACTATATGTTCTAGGACATCAGTACAGAATATAAGGTCGAATGTTTCCGCCTCGAATGGGATATTTTGAATGCGTGCTTTGCGAACTAAGTCTGTATCGACAAAGATTTTGAGGAAATTTTTAAGCAGATAATCACACACCTCAATCCCTCTAGCATCTTTTCTTGCTTTGAGGAAACCGAGAAGTGTATGTCCCATACCACAACCTACATCCAACACCGAATTAAATTTAATTTTACCTAGTAGATATGATATAACGCTAGCTCCCACACTAGGCTTCTGGTAATTCGGGTTCTGGTATGCTATGTTGTACTTCTCCTCCGGGTTTAACTTCGTTCCCGGTCTCAAGTTCCTTCCAGTTGGCGTCTGTAGCTTCGTCTCTCCACTTCGCATCTCCCACTCCCTTCAAATTATCCATCTCACACTCCTGGTACGTTTCTACCTGTAAATGGATTAGTCCACCATTCCCCTGTCAAACTCGCTTCTGCCCCTGACTGAAATCCTCTCGCAACTGGGTTCCAATCCACCGCAGAATGGTCACTTGTTAAACTAGCTTCAAATAGAGGAGGGACCATTTCCGCTCCCCAATATGCTGCATCTTCCAACTCTCTTAGTTGTTGGAAGCAGAAAACCGTCGCAATCGAAACAATCAAATTATCTTTCCTAGTTAAAGCTGATGTAGCAGTACTAACGCTGAAATCAGGAGGGTATATACTACACCTCAAATTCAACACATACGCATCGTTAGGTATTTTATATAACTCGAAGTTAATACCATAATCCACATAGGAGTTAGAACTCCCTGTTGCCGCCACCTCTGGTCTAGGCACCATCCTATCAAATAGTCTAGCAGGAACATATGTCAACTTCTTTGAGGATGCACCATCCTGAAGAGTCATCGAATATATGTCCTTCATTCTAGTTGGGAAGCCATATCTCTTATGCGTATTCACAGTAGCCCCAGTATAGTTCTTCCTCATCTCCTCATAGGTATGTAGGTCAGCTAGATAGTCCTGCGCCCAATTCAACCTCACATTAATGCGGGCATCAGGATATCCCTCCACCTTACGCTTTATGTTGAAGCGCACTTCATCAAGCATGTCTGCTCTTGACATCGCCATCTCTATTTCTCCTTAAAATAAGTATGTCTACCTATCTTCTTAACTGCCTCCACCTTCGACTTATCCCAAGTTTTGGGGAAGCCAAATTTATCTATATTCTCAAATAGTGTAGCTCCATTGGTATTATCCTGATTATCTTCTGAGAGGACTTGCGCTGCCGCTTCCTTCATCCTTTTAAGCGCCATATTCTCAAAGGGGTTCATCTCCCCACTATTAACCTTCTGCCATTGAGGGGAGTTAGTGCTAATTGCAGATGACATCTTATTCAATACCGTCTTCAAATCCTTCCCATAGCGTCCGTCACGAAGGCGGTTTATCGCCACATTCCCAATCCCCATCCACGCTTCAGTACCTCCCATTGCATCTTCAGCAAAAAACACTTTAGCAAGAAGCTCTGCATCCGCTTCAACTGGATTGATAGCGTCGGCGATATAACTTTTATCTTGCCCATTAGTGGGCTGTTCGCCATTAGACATTGTAGCCTCCAGTTTATGCTTCGTCGTTAATGAGGACCCAACTTGTCCCGCCATCATCGTTGATGTAGCAATCACCATAAGTAGCATCTGCAGCCCCACCCGTAACATATGCCATAACCAGAAATGTTCCTTTGGGTGCTGTAACAACCCCTTCAGGAGATGTCCCACTTGATGTCCACACCTGCACGTGATTGAGGGGGTCACTATTCCCTTCAAACATCTTTTCAATAAGTAATGCTCTAGCTCCTCTCGCACTCATCTCACTCCCTCCTTATTTTCTAATCTCTTTGATTTCAACACTCTCTATAGTATTGTTATCCATGAATGCGCTGGCAACAATTACCATCTCATTCATTTTATTCCTACAAGAGAGTTGTATACGCATCTCATCCTTATCAACAACAATCGCATTGTTGTCGCCAGGATATACCTTAAACTTTATCTTCTTCCCTTCAGCATCTGTTATCTCGAACTTTCGGTAATACGCCATACTCTACCTCAATTTAGATAAGGAGGGAGACATCTCTGCCTCCCACCTATCACCTATTCGCTAGTCGTCATCTTCAGGTGCTGCAGTAAGTTCCTCTTTAGGGATTGCCACCTGTGCATCTTTAAGATAATCAGCTTTAGTCTCATACTTTTTTACTTCAGCCATCATATTCTCCTTATGGTGAAATCTGTAGGAAAATCAAAGGTGTGCCTTGTGTTTCAGCACCACCAGCAACCCTCGTGATTACACACCCAGCATGTTGCCTCATCGTTGTAGTTGCATCCTCAACACCGTGCAATACAACACTTCCGTTCTGCTCAAAAACAAGCTGGTTCTGGTTAGCACCATTACCTATTGTATTCGAGCCATCGCCATCTTCAGGGTTTATCCAAGTAGGTCCCCAAGTCTGCAACCAGAGGTATGGGTCTGTGGTATCTGCATCAATCATTGGCTGTCCCACAAACATCCTCTGCCCAGCTGTCACCATCCTTACATCACTGTAGATGTTGCCAGTAATTTCTGTATATGCACTAGCAGAGCACTCATACGGAAGTGGGGAGTCTATAGTGAGAGTTGTAGTTCCACCGTTAGTTGTTACCGCAGTGTTATCAACTATTTGGAAGACGTAATCGGTGTTGGCTGCACCTGCATTCAACCTAAAGATAACAACCCATCCACCTTCAAGTTCGTGTGCTGCCACCGTTCCATCTCCAGCAACACCTTCATCTGTACCAATCGTTGCATATACTGTGCTACTACCAACTGGTGTCACTGTAGGAACTACCTTCCAACTGCTTATTCCATAATCATAATAAGCACAAGCCCTATGAACAACTAAAGTCCCACCAGCTTTAGCATACCTAAACACCCTGTCGCCTCTCACCATCTTCGTTCCTAGACGAAGTTTTTGCGTAGAACTTTTTTCGTGAATGCCCTGTGGTGAAATCATAATACCAGGGTCTGCACATAAAATCTTCTGTCCGCCCATTTTAAACCTCACTTTAGTTAAGCCCCCTCAGGAGGGGGAGGTTGTTAAGGGTGGAGACATCCCCACCCTCCTCCTACATTTGTTACACGTGCAATCTTAAATAAGCTAAACTCGCATCTAGTGTAGTAGTAACTGCACAAGTTGCAACCCCAACAGTCCCAAGAACACCATCAGTTGCAGGTATCACAGTACCCGCACCTAATATGAGATTGTTGCCAGGAAGACCAGATGTTCCAGTTAAAACTACCATCGCAAGTCCCCAAGTCTGCACCCAACCATATGGCTTTTCACTATAATCAACAGCCACCAAAGGAACTCCAGCAGGATGCTCGTCGCTGTCCACCGCGATTATCTTCAAGTTCATGAATGGACTACAGCTAATACAAATACCTGCAGTACCCCCCGTTATGGCTGTCCTTATATCATCATACAACTCAATCTCAACGGTTTGGGCTTTTCTCCCAGCGTACGCACCATTCTTTCTAATCTTGTAGATTTGGTCCACTCCACCCGAGTCGGTCAGTACTATATAACCATTTTCCAACATACCCGCAGTAACACTAGCCAAGGTTGTGTCGGTAATAGCAATAACCTTCTGCCCAACTGTTGGGTCGTCAACTATAGGAATCTCCGAAAACTGCGATTGAGCCTTAGTCATCGTTCCCAACTTGTCATCAGCAAGTAGAATAGGTCCAGCTATACTCGCATCCGTACTAGCCATTACACCAGCATCTATATCTGCGCTAAACTTAGAATAGTAGAATACTCTATCTCCTAGGGGGAGACGTGTTCCTACTGCGCAGGTAGGTGCATCCGTGAAATCGTATAAGCTCTGGCCTGATACTAACGCACCATAATTACCTCCAGCTATCTTTGCCATTTTAATCTCCTTAAGTTGTTCGAGGTAGGCGACCTAACCACCATCTCGACCATATTTTTATCCTCTGTTAGGTAGAGCTTAAATCAATTAATAAGTGGTACCAGCTTCAGAGATGTCGAAAATTACTCCTAATCTCTTTCTGTTCCCAGTCGCCAAATTACCCACAGTCATAGTATGTGCAACACGGTCGCGTGGTTGGTTGATGATAGGGAGCCACTCACCTAATGTGAAATTCTCGATTGGGTCTGCAATCCACTGCATTACATCTGTATTTAGCATGTAGAGTGAACCTGCGGGCGCACTCGGTGACCAAGTTATTGGTCTTCCCTTATACGCACTATCCCCAAATCCCAAATCAGCTAACTTCTTATCATTGATGAGGACACGAGAAATTTCAAAAGCTTCAGCTTCATATAGCTCATGCACACCTTGAGCACAAACCATGATGTTAGGGAATCTAGTTACACCTTCCCCTTGTTTTCCGCAATCATTGAACATTGTCGCCATCCTCTTGCGGAGGTATATACTGGTAGGTTCGTCAGTCATATCTTTATAGTTGTTTCTCCACCAGCTGTACGTGTTTTGATTCAAGTTCCCTACAGTTGTGCTAGCCGTCGGGTCTTCAGCGACGATGTTACCTAACCCATCAATCTCTAACCCACTAGTCCCACTCCCATCATTGAAAAGAGAAGTCTCTAACTGGTCAATCAAACTCTTCTGTAGATTGTTAATGTCAGCATTAACTTTCTTGATGAGTTGCGCCTGTCCCCTATTCTGTTGAAAATCGGTGAAGTAGCGTATGATATGACCTGTTAAATACTTCCAATTCCAATGCACTACAGTTAATGGGTCTGTAGATTGTAAACTTACAGAGCCACCCTTTCCTACATAGGTGACTGTTTCATTTTTGGCATATTGCAAAGGAATTTCGATGCTACGACCACCACTCTGAGTGTCCCTTTTACCAGCCTTGGACATCATATACCAGAAAGGAGTCGCGTTAAACGCGTTGTCTACAATCTTTTTCTTTCGCAAATACCAAGTTGTTGTATACATAGTGTCTAGTTGCTCGGTCACTGTTGGTGTTGCCATTATTATCTCCCTTTATGTTGTTTTTTGGTTTCCGAATGCCTTTTTGTACGCAAGTTCACCAGCTTGCTGCTCAGTCAATTCTTTCTGTTGCGTACCACTTCCAGGCAATCCGTCTTCGCCTTTCTCGGCAGCCGTCTTAGCATCCTCATCAGCTTTTTTCTTCTCTGCTTCAGCCGTATCCTTAGCTGCTTTCTCCGACTCTAAAACAAATTGCTGGTAACACTTTTCAGCACCCCACTTCGGATTATCTTTAGCTACCTTGAAGATAGCATCCTGATTATCTGAAAAGCTCGGTTTAGTATCCGAACCATCGTGCTTCATCATTGTGAGCGATACGTCGATTTGGGCTAGGGCTAACCCAATCTTATCCTCTAACGAGCCTATCTTTTTATCGACACCACTAACAACTTGGGTTAGTTCACCAGCTGTTTTCTTGCCCATGAAAGCTGCTATCTCAGCATTTGTTGCGTTCTCAAAGTCAAAATTCTCGGCATTCACATCTATATTACCCCCACCCCTATCTTTGTCTTTACCCTTAGCACCCTTATCCTTATAGTCGAGGTAACTTTCACTGAGGAGTTCTTTTTGCGCCTCGTCGAGTTGACGTTCAAGGCCACCCTTCGCGTCCTTTAATGTTCCTAATTCAGTCTCCAGACCCCCCAATTTAGTTAGGGCATCATTTAACTGTTGCTGGACTTCGCCTCCACCTTTATCATTTCCGTCGCCTGGCATTTTCTCTTCTCCTTAATTGCCCCTTAAATCTCTCTCAATACATGATTTGCAGAGCCATTTGTTATGAAACTTTTTATGCTTCCCTATTCCTAATGTGTTCTCACAGTTATAACCCTCACACTGTATTTCCTCGGGAGAACCTTGTTCAAATCCTCTCATTGCTTCCTTCCCTTTCCACACCCTATACGCCTTGAGCATGTGGCGCCAAGCCATCGTTACTTGACTTGCACCAAACACACCCTTTTGAACTTCTGTAAACTCCACTTTGTATGGGACGTTTGAATATGCTTCGATGTGTACCGTCCCTAAAAGGATGGGTTGAGGAGGGGGTCCCGCCACTTTCTTCTCCACTTTCTTTTCCACCTCTTTAGTAGAAGTCAATTCCAATTCCGCCTTAGTTGGTTTATACCCAGTTGGGAACTTCCCTGTGCCTGGTACTGTCTGAGGTCCTTTCACCGACTCTATAACTTTCTTGGGTGGGGCTTGTTCAGGAATCATAGGTCCAGAATGAACCTTGCTTATGTTGTCCATATTGCTACCTCCTTTCTACCATATTTACAATAACCTACAAGCCGTAACATCATGTTTTTTACATTCCTCTCTCAACTGTCTCTTACTAGTGATGAGGAGGGGTGCCTCACAAATATCTTCATACACCATCGGCTTGAATATACTTACATTCGGTCCTTCACGTCTATTCTTATTTTTGCTTGCACAAATAGAACAATAGCCACCTGCGATGAAACCATGTTTAGGACATATTATAGCTACCGTCTTCCCCCGCACAGGTTTTTCATTAGCTTTTCTAAATGCGGGATTAGTAACATGTATATCCATTATCCAAAAAACCTCCCTATCGTACTCGCATTATCACTAGCCCTCTGCTGTAGTAGTGGTTTATTATCAACTAATCCTTGTTGTTGCTGTTGGAATTGATTCATCTCCATTGGCTTTTGCTGTGTCTCTTGCGCTTCAGGAAATACATTCATCGCATCAACCCACTCAAATTCCCTCAGCAATAGCATCATCAAATAATCTATATTCGCACGAGGGTTTTTACCTAATGCTTGGATTAGTTGAACAATCTCCTGTTTCTTCAAATTCTTTGTCTTTGGTGTCATACTCTCTACATCAACTCTCAGTGCATATTCCCCCCTAATCTGGCGAGGATTATACTTAATCCAATACTTAGCCCCATCATATCCAACCACTTGTGCAACTTGGTCGGAGGTCCACTTATCAAATATAATCTGATTAACCTTCCTCATCAATTGTGTTAAACATGTAGCCACAATATCCCTACGTTCATCCATCCTTATTTCCCCACCACCGTGAACCATTTGCATCTCAAATTTAGTCCTTCTTCCAGGTGGTGCCTCCCCTAGGTCTTGCCTGCTATGACCAAGAAGTTCACGAACTTCACTGCGGATAGATTCAACCCAACCCATTAAATCTGGGGGGATGTGGGGTTGTAGTATAGCAACCACATCTTTGGGAGAACCTTTAACCTCAATCCCTGGACCAACCGTTTCTGATAGCATTCTCTCAACTGCTTCAGGAGAAATCTTCCCCTTTTCATATAGGAATTTGAGTAAAGATATACGACGATGATACATCGCTTGAGTCTTTGATTCATTTATTTCTAGTTGTTGTGGCTCAATAATCTGAACATCTGAAGGTCCCCAATAATATTCCGTATCCTCATTGAATGTGAAGTCAACATAAGGTAAACTCTCATACTGAAGAACATCCTCTTGAGGTGGTCTAATCCACTTATCATATCCTGGAACGAATGCTTTAATCTCCTTATTTTTAAAGTCCCTAATCTCATGTATCTCTACTAAATCTGCATCTTGCGATATCTCTTTATATAGTTGGGCTGTATGTATATTTTTATAAACCATCTCTAGATGAGTTCCACTAAGCTCTTTAGTGTTCGTATATTTAGGGTCATTCTTAACATCATCCAATTCCCTTATACTAACATGGTCAATCCATTTGCAATTACCCAATCTCCTAACCCCAAAGGGGACAATTATGTAATCTGGCATTATTCTAGATGCCCAAGGCATTCCAGGTTTAACATCTGTATTATACTCAACCCTCTCTCCCTTCTTCTTACCTAATTGAGAAACGGGTGTGTTGAGAAGTTGAGCAATCCTATCATTTACATTCATAGGTTGGGGTTGTGAACCAGCACTTACAGAGTCATATCCAAGTTTAATTATCCCTCTATTTGTATAATATGCATCAGCTACAGCAGTTTTCATTGTCTGCTTAATATTCATCTCTTGGATAAGCCAATTATCTATAGCTTCGATAATTTTGGAGTTCATCTGATACCCCTGCATAAAGCCAGGAGATACAATCATATATGGATTACGAAAGTAAACATTAGGTACAGTCACTTTCTCCATAGCATACGTAAGATTATACGGGAGGATGCCTCTAGCGTCGGAGGCATATCCTGGAAATTTGCCCCTCCCGTAATCCCTGTAGACAGGCCACCTCTTACTATTCCCATAATTCTCTTTATAGCGAATACCTCTCTCTATAACTTCAACCCATTTATCTATGTCTGCGTTTGGCACTATTTAGCTCCTCTTTCTTTTAACGCGTCTGCAACAAATCCTCTTCCCGTACCTCTTTTAGGTAACGCCTTAGTCCCATGTAATCTTATATGTCTCTTTCGGCGTTCGGCGTCTGTGCGAGGATTTCCAAATTTAGGTCTGTCAAACATTACTTTACTCCCCTCTAATCAGCTAAATAAACATATACAGTTCCGTGGTCGAGAGTAGCTACAGTCAAACCATTGGTAGCAAATCCCCTCCCCCCAAAATAATCAGTTTGAATAAGGTCGTTGTAGGCTACTGCACTAAGTTGCCCTACCCATATCACCTTCCCATCACCATCATGTAATGTGCAAGTATCACTAGCTGCTGTACCAATATACTTAATCACTTTAATACGAATAGTTGTTCCCTTGGCAACAACTTCTTCAGCCGTATCTAATATCCAAGGATTCCCAGTTTTAACATTACCTGCCATTACATCCTCCCTTTAGTATGTTCAATAATTGAAATTACTAATTAAACATCTCGCCCTGCTGGCATCATATACTCATTCTGACGTTGAAATGGATATGGTGCCTGATGTCCCTTCCTACAACTCTTCCTAATCTCTTCCAATGTAAAACTCTGCCTATAATTTTTATCTATTACCTGTTTCTCCTCAGATTTTTCTGGGTAATCCGTCGCTTGATATCTATGAACCTGCCAAGACAACGCATCAATCAAATCATCATGTCTGCCGTGGGGGAAGGTAGTTAATTCCTCTTCCAACTCCCTCATACCCTTCTTCATATACACTACCCCATTCTCGAACAGTGGCGATAGACGATTCTTGATACGCGCCTCTTTCTGGATTAGTTTAGCCTTCACCGCATCTATACTATAATATTTATTACGTTTAGCCATTTCCTCCCTAAACCCAGCCTCGAGATGTGCATATTTATTAGTCTCAATTCTAATCTTATACGCATTATCCATCTCTGCCATATCCATCCCCTCTTTAATTAGTTGTCCATCCGTCAATCTTCTCCTGCGATACCTCCGTATGTACATACCCTTCTTAGTATGTGCAACTGAAACTATAGCTGAATAATCTTGACTCTTCTTACCCGTTGGAGGGTCTGCTGGGTCAATCGTGATGACAGTTTCATCAATTTTTGGTAACTCATCCTCTTCATAATACCTAAACCAATCTGGATTAAATGCCATAAACTCTTTAGCTAGAGGCTGATTGAGGTAGAGCATGGAGAACATATACATCCCCATCCCCTCTTTAATTGTCTGCAATCTCTTTAAGCTGAAACGCTTATATAATGGTGAGCCATCATCTAGGTAACACTTCCTATCATATATCGCAAATTTCTCATTCTCCTTCACATAGTTGAGAAGGTCATAGCTAGCCCAATGTGTCCCTATAACTATCCTAATATCATCTTCATTTATCAATAACGGTATAGTCAAACGATGGAACCCAATCGCCTTCTCTATATCTTCCTTGCTTGGCATAGCTTCCTGCCCAGTCAACTCATCCTTCTTTGGAGCTACAGTATCATCTTCTATGATAACATTAAAATGGCGCCTAATGATATTGGCGCCAATACCAGCAGCTTCAAACGTCCCTTCAGGATAATCTTCTGGCCTATTCAAACACGCACAAGAATCAGACCATCTAACTTTAGAGAAGTGGGGAATTAGTTCTGGAAAATAATACCTATATAGTGGATTACCCTCAATGACGGAGCGGATGGAACGAACTGTTTTTTGTGCGTTTGGAGTAGTATTGGAAGTAACGAGAATACGAATGGAGGGATTTCTACTAGCTAGCCATAAAGCGAACATCTGACCTACGATAGTAGTCTTAAGAAACGTTCGAGGAAGCACTATCAAAATTTGATTGCCAGCAGATTGAACGAAATGACAGAGGTCCGTATGGAATATGGCATCATAGTATTTATCATCTAGGAATGCCTGGCAGAAGTAGCTAAAATTATCCAGTATTTTCTGTTTCCAAAACTTTCTCGCTTCCACTTTTATCTCCGTTTTGTTGCACTTCTTGCATACACCTATCCATCATATCTTTAAAACCCTGTGTTGGTTCAACCGTCTCCCCCTTCGCTATATCAGCTTCCCTCGCCCTATTCAACACTTCTATCGAAGCTTTAATACGACCATGAACATTAGGGTCTTGTAATGCACCCTTCAAAGTTTGTGCTGCCAACTCCGTAGCTTCCTTCAATATTTTATCTGGGCTTTCTACAAGCAACTCCTTAGCCCTGCTCTCTATGAGTTTTTTGTCAATTTCCTTCTGGAGTTTCTCCATCTCTTCTTTGAACAGGGGGCTATTCACAATCTCATCCAACTGCTCCACCTGCATCTTGAATATATCCGCTACATACGTATTTTTCCCACCCGCTACGAGTAGCCTCATTATAGCTCTATGTCTTGATGTTACATCTTCCATTTTGCACCTACAATAGAGAAACCTACCAAGTAAATTAATTCACCTGATAGGTTTCTATTTTTTAGATTACCTACACTCTTTAATTAAGTGTGTGTATGTGTATGAGCATCACTTGTGTATGTTATTGTTGGGGGAGGATTAGCTGTATCCCACGACCAATACTTTTGGTCGCAGTAATAATGATACTTACTCCACTCCATCCCACACTTACAACAATAAACCACATCACAATGTTCACAATGATGTAAACAATGAACACATCCACAATGGGAATGTCCATGTTTGTTATGTCCTGCCATCATCTCCTCCTTTTAAGGTTGATACGCTTGCTATGGTCGCGTCGCTATACGGCCTCACAAACCACTCTATATGACTAGTATTAGGCGACCCTTCACAGAAATTAATAACTAACTTCCCATGAAACTTCGACTCTTTTAGATGAGCTATCATAGGATTCGATTCGAACTTCTTCTGATAATCGCCCGCCCAATCTATCATATTATACCCCACTCACGAGATACCATTTTCTATTAATTCTTGGTTAGTATGTTTAATCATTAAAGTTTTAATATCTTAAATTATAATCAACTGCTATCTCTAATGAGAGTATATCATATTTAGTATGATGTGTCAAGGGATATTTCGATTATTTTTGTAATTTTAAAGTTTGAAATTATAATAAAGTTTTTATGGGTGTGGGTATATCGGACACCTTATTAGATATATAGAGAGTGGTAGGGGGGTGTCCATATACCTTTAATGGTAGGCATATCGTTTGACCTTGACACATACAGACACTACTACAGACACTTCAAGGATATATACCTATATATCGAATTTTACCATTGAAGTTATAAGTTTAAATATTATAATTATAGGGATTGAATATATAAGATATGATACAAAAAAATAAGGGGTATATATCACAAGAATATATACCCCATTACTATTTACCTAGTATAATTATACTGCGTCAATACCAGATAAATCTACTGCTTGACCGCCTGAACTTACTGTCTTGATACCATTCTTTACTTTGAGTGCCTCTCGAATGCTACGCTGAATGGCAAGTGTAAGTCCTTGATTCGCGTGTGCTAAAACTGTAGCGTCTATTTTAGTATTCTCATCGTACATTTTAGATTCACGCTTTCCTACAAACTGCGTTCCCTCGTGAGTTAACTTTGCGACTATAATCTGTTTCATTATTATATCACCGCCTTTCGTTTT